TTCTATAACGATTCAGGTCAACCTGCAAAATACTATCAGGAATATATGATGGAAGTGCAGAGTCTTGAAGATGCGTTATGGACAAGAGAACATATTAAGTACTGGAAAGGATACTACAAATATGAAGCTGAAGAAAATCAAAACCTCCTTTTTATCGACGGTGAGGAAATACCAATCAATACTTTTGTTGGTTGTGACCCTGCCACTGATATTGATACTAAGGAGTCTGACTTTTCTGTCATCATGGCTATTGCTGTTGATACGGAAAATAACTTATATGTTTTAGAGTATGAACGACACAGGTCAATTCCGACAATCGGAGCTAAAGATGTTAATGGAAACATAATCGACAAAAAGGGCGTTGTAGACTTTATACTCGAAATGCATGAAAAGTACCACTGCATATCATCTACTGTTGAAGATGTAGCAATGAATAGAAGTATATTTCAGGCTATGAATGAAGAAAGAAGAAGGCTAAATAAGTTTGATGTTGCTGTAATTCCAGAGAAACCAGGAGGTAGGCAGAAGATAAATCGCGTTTATTCAGGTCTTTCAGGTAGATTTAGTACAGGAACTGTGCATATTAGAGAAAATATGTTTGATTTAAGCAACGAAATCATTACATTTGGACCGAGAATGGCTCATGATGATACCATTGAAACTCTTTATTATGCACAATTGCATGCTTTTCCACCTAATTTCAAGAGAAGAGGTGAAGGAGATAAGCGTACATGGTACAAACCAAAGCGAAAAGCCAAGCATTGGCTAGTCGCATAATTAAAACAAAGGACATGAAACCCTATGGTAAAAAATAAAAATGCCTAGATTTGGAAAGAGATCAAAAGAGAGACTTAAAGGAGTAGATGCAAAGCTTGTCAATGTATTAAACGAACTTGTAAAGATAATGGATGTTACCATTATCGAAGGTGTTCGATCTAAAGATCGTCAAGCAGAACTCCTTGAAAAAGGAGCAACAAAGGTCAAATATTCAAAGCATATGGAAGGCAAGGCTGTTGATCTTGCCCCTTATCCTGTAGATTGGGAAGACAGAGAACGCTTTCATTATATGGGAGGAATGGTTCGTGGAATAGGACAGCAGTTAGGTATCAAAATCCGTTGGGGCGGCGACTGGGATTCAGATGGTGAAATTAAAGATAATAATTTTGACGATTTAGTTCATATAGAGCTGAGGGGTTAGTAATGGCTAGAATGACAAATAAGAAAAGAGCTCATGTTAATAAGCAACTATGGGATAGGGCTAATAATTCTCATAGACAGCGTTGGCAGTCTTTAAGTCAGAAGGGATATGACTTTTATCTTAATGAACAGTTAAGTAAGGATGAGATAGATAATTTAGAAGAAGCTGGGATGCCGACATTCACTATTAATCGGATAACACCGATTATAGAGATTATGAAATACTTTGTTACTGCTAATAGTCCTAGGTGGAAGGCTGTTGGAGTAACTGGAGATGATGTAGACGTTGCTCAGGTTCACTCTGAGATATCTGACTATTGTTGGCACTTATCTAATGGTAAGTCAGTATATAGTCAAGTTATACTTGATTCACTTACAAAAGGTATTGGTTATTTCCTTGTAGATGTTGATAGAGATGCAGATAGGGGAATGGGTGAAGTTCAGTTTAGTCGTATTGATCCTTATGATGTTTACGTTGACCCTGCAAGTAGAGATTTCTTATTTAAAGATGCTGCATTTATTTCTATAAGGAAGAATATTGCAAGAGGGAGACTTATGAATATGTTTCCTGAACAGGCAGCAAAGATTAAAAAAGCAGAAGGCCCGTCATCTACTGTGAGTTATTCTCAAAGAGATACTGATATGCCTGAGTCATTCCAACCTGAAGATATTACAATGGGTATTACTCTTGAGGCGGAAGATGATGATATACTTCCATACTATGAAACTTATTCTAAGAAGAAGTATCCATACCGCAATGTATTTATAAAGATTCTTCCCACACCTGCTGAGATGCAACAGATTAAAGCCCAAGTTGAAGAAAAGATGGCAGATTCACAGCAGGAAATCGAAGTACAATTAAAAGAGAAGATGATACAGATTCAACAGGCTGTGGAAGCTGGTGAGATTATACCTGAAAGAGCTGAACTTGAAATGCAAAGAGCTCAGAAGATGTCACAGCAGGCTATTGAGGAGATGAGGATGCAACTAACATCCCAGGCCCAAGATGCTGCTACTCAGATTGAGCAGCAAATAATGACCGAAGCAAGTTATCAAATACTTGTTAAAGGTGGGGGGATGAAAGAGAATATACTTGAAGCTATAAAATTTCATGAGAACAGAATAGAGCTAACGTGCAGCATAGGAGATGATACTTTTTTATACGAATATACACTTCCCATATCCGAGTACCCTATCATCCCGATCCCGTATATGTATACAGGCACTCCATACCCAATGAGTGCCGTTTCACCTCTCGTTGGGAAGCAACAAGAGATAAACAAGGCTCATCAGATTATGCTGCACAATGCTAACTTAGCATCTAATCTCCGTTGGATGTATGAAGAAGGTTCTGTTCCAGAAGAGGAATGGGAGCAATATTCTTCAGCACCTGGCGCACTGTTGAAGTATAGGTCTGGTTTCACACCGCCTACTCCAGTTTTACCTGCTCCCATAAACAATGCATTTTATACAATTACTCAGGAGGGTAAAGGAGATGCTGAGTATATAGCAGGTGTTCCTTCAGCAATGATGGGATTTACACAGGAGCAGTCTGAAACTTATAGAGGATTACTTGCTAATGATGAGTTTGGGACAAGAAGACTAAAAGCATGGATGGGTAGTATAGTTGAGCCATGTCTTGAATATTTAGGAAAGTGCTTTCAAATGATTGCTCAAAATCACTATACAGTAGAAAAAGTATTTAGAATTGTACAGCCTGAAGCAGGACAAAGAGCTGACCAAGAAAAGGAAACAAGAATTAACATCCCGATTTATAATGACTATGGAGAGGCTGTTTCAGTCTACAAAGATTATAATTCGGCAAGATTTGATATAAGAGTAATAGCAGGAGCTACAATGCCAGTTAATAGATGGGCATTACTTGAGGAATACTTTAAGTGGTTCCAGGCAGGGTTGATTGATGATATTGCTATGATTGGTGAAACTGATATTAGAAATAAGAAGCAAGTTGTAGAGAGAAAATCTATGTATTCTCAAATGAAAGGTCAGATTTCATCTATGGAAGAAGCATTGAAGGACAAGGAAGGAACTATTGAAACATTAGAGCGTCAGTTAGTACAGGCGGGTATTAAGATGAAAGTCAAAGATGCAGAAGGTGAAGTAAGAAAAGATGTACTTGAGACTGAAGCTCAACAAAAACTTCTCAGAGGTCTTTTAAAAGGTGAGTTTGAAACTGCCAAAAAAGACATGAAAAGAGAAATAGAAAAAGTTACAAATGGTCAGAAAAAGTAGTTGTTTTTCTACCAATTGCCGCTTTAACTTGAAAAGATAAAAAAAGGAGACAATAATGGATGAAGAACAAGTAGGTAACGCTCAAGAAGCCTCCGAAAGTGATGTCCAAGAAACTGCTAGTGAAGATTTTTTCGGTAATTTAGATAAAAGTCTTAATAGTGGTATATTAGAAAGTGAAGACGAACTTTTACAATCAACCTCAGATAATGATGGTGATAACACACCTCTGAGCCAGAGTGAAGTTCAGCAGCAAGACGATGATGTCTTGCAGAAGAGGTATAGTGATTCAAGTCGTGAAGCTCAGCGTTTAAACGGTAAGCTAAAGGAAATTGAACCATACATGCCGATTCTAGATGCAATGAAAGAAGACCCTAATTTAATTCAGCATGTGCGGAATTATTTTGAGGGTGGTGGTCAAACTCCCGTAAGCATGAAAGAAACACTTCAACTTCCTGAAGATTTTGTTTTCGATGCAGACGACGCGTTTAGTACCCCCGATTCTGATTCAGCAAAAGTATTTGGAGCAACAGTTGATGGTATTGTTCAACGTAGGTTGAATAGTGCTCTTACTTCTCAGAAGGATGAGAACCAGAAACTGGCAAGAGAAACATCTTTTCGTCAACAGCATGAAATGACTGATGGCGAATGGAGTGAATTCGTTGATTTTGCAAAATCCAAGTCTCTTGAACTAGAGGATATATACTTTCTAATGAATAGGAAGAAGAGGGATGCTAACATAGCCGACAATGCAAGACAGCAAGTTGCTACGCAGATGAAGAAGACGCAGAATCAACCGCGTTCTTTAGCAACTGCAGGTAGTACAGCTGTAGAACAGACTCAGGACGACCAAGTGTTTGATGCTTTAATGGGAATTGACCAACAATTAGATAACGCATTTGGTTAATAGCTGAACTTTTTCAGTCTTTTCCAGATGCTTAATTCCTAAAATAAGGAGAAGACAAAATGGCTGATTTATTT